CGATCCGTTTCGTCCCGCCGAGAACACGAAGGTTTCGATGTCAAACTACATCGTCTTCGATGTTCCCGTCGTGGGCTACACGCTCGCGGAGCAACTCGCTGTTTACACGGGCTTTAAAACCCAGTTCACAGCGACCACGGATGCGCTCATCGGCAAACTTCTCGCCGGTGAGTCGTAGATGGAATTCGGTTCCGCTTTCGAGTAAAGCGAGAGTTTCCCACTGGGACGCTCTCAACTCGTTGACGGACCCGAATAGTGCCGGCCTTGATGACAAGGTGATATTGCATGTCGAGGTCAGTCCTAGACTTGTCCTCGTTGCAATACTCGTCTTGATCAATTCGGCCGACTCGATAATCGGTATCGTCTCCCGCTTTTCTTAAAGCGGGGAATGGTCCCTTTTATCGGCCATCGTGGTGGACGTGGATTTGGTTCCTGGAGTTATCCAGGAGCTGCCATGTTCGCAAGTGTCATGCAGACTAAGGAAATGTAACCTCATATGAGGAGGGCATTTGAAAAGCCTGATGTCACTCTGGATCGAGATGGCCGAGCAATCGGCCATCTTATGTCACACAAGCGCCACTTCTGACATTAAAACGGTCAGAAGGCGAGTCGAACATGAGGGGTTATCGTTTCTTACGATAACCCTACCCGACCTTGGAAAGGCCAGCCAAAACTGGCTAGACCAGGGACAGGTGGGAATACACACATCCTTTGACAAAGGACGTGGAAGTCTCCCCGTATTTCTACGAGGTTTCTTCTCCCGTGTGTTCGACCGGAGAACGGGCGTGTTGCTCGACAATCCGGATATCGAAGCTATTCGAGCTATTAGACAACTTACGTTGTCTTTTGGCAAGATAGCCTTACCTTGCACTCCCGAGAGGGAACGCGAGGCGATACGCCGTTTTGTCGAGTGTGAGAAGGATGTCCGGGAGTCTGACGCTAAGCTCAGTGAGGAAGATTTCGCTGGCTTCAAACAAGTGTCAGACCTGCTTTATTCGGAATTGTTCACTCAAATGGACAGAGATGTCTATTATGAGCAGATTCTTCCGAAGCACGGTCCTGGTGCAGTAGCGGATCGTCTTACCAGTAATGGTAAGTACGAAATGCGTACTTGGACCGCTCGCCTAGAAGAGGTCTTTCCCTCTTATAGGTACCTTATACCAAATCATCATTTTGTTGATGAGTTGGAAAAGGTGGACATCCTCGAACCTGGTGCGGAAATGCCTGTTAGGGTTATTTCCGTTCCTAAAACGTTGAAAACGCCTAGGATAATTGCCATTGAACCGGCCTGCATGCAGTACATGCAGCAAGCGGTAAAAGGCAGTTTCCTTGCGGCCTTCGAGAGGGATGAACTCCTCCGCGGGCTGATCGGATTTGATGACCAGGAGCCTAATCAGCTTCTAGCCTGTCAAGGTTCTACCGATGGTAGAACGGCAACACTCGATTTGAGTGAAGCCTCCGACCGCGTTTCCAATCAGCTCGTCAGACGTATGGTATCGAATTGGCCTTCACTTTCGAAGGCTATTGATGCTACACGTTCTAGGCGGGCTGAAGTACCTGGCTATGGCGTTTTACGCCTTGCCAAGTACGCGTCTATGGGTTCAGCGCTCTGTTTCCCTATGGAAGCCTTGGTCTTTACGACCTTGATCTTCCTCGGTATACAGAAGTCGCTCAACACGACCCTGACCAGGAAGGATGTAAAATCCTTCTTGGGCTCGGTGCGCGTCTACGGAGACGATTTGATTGTCCCCGTAGAACACGTGTCGTCGATCGTGCAGACTCTCGAGCATTTTGGTGCTCGAGTTGGTCTGGACAAGTCCTTCTGGACCGGAAGGTTCAGAGAGTCTTGTGGGAAGGAATACTATGCAGGCGAGGACGTTTCAATCGTCCGAGTCCGGCAGGTTCTTCCTTCCACGATCGCAGACGTAACAGAGGTGAACTCTACAGTAGAGCTTCGTAACCAACTTTACATGTTTGGTTACTGGCGCGTCTGTAGATGGTTGGACGACCGACTTAGGATGATACTTAAGTATTATCCTATTGTTGGCCCCAACTCCTCTGTGCTAGGCAGG